ATGAAAAATGTCGAAGTAATTCTTCCAAGACTTATCGAGGCTGACGACGTTTATTACGTTGAATACAGCTGCTTTAACGAGCGTCTCGATAAATTGCAACGTTTCCGGATCTATAAGGGTTTCCGTAAGAAAAAAACGGAAAAGGAAAGGCAGGTTCATGCCAAAACAATCATCGATTTCTATTCAAAAAAACTACTCGCCGGCTGGCGTCCATGGGATGTAGAAAAGTATATCTATAAAGATGAAATAGAGTACAAAACTGTCACATCCGGATTCGGGTCTAAACGTTTTGATGACTCCCATCTCCGAAAGCATTTATCCGCTTTCCTGGTAATGAGAAAAAGGGAGACATCAGCTAAAACTTATCAATCTTATAATAGTAAGACCCGGGTATTCTGTCAATGGCTGGAGAATAATGGCCATGAAAAAATTAAGGTGTACGAAATCACTCAAAAAATGGTTATTGGATTCTTTAACTACCTGATTGATTTTAGAAAACTTGACAAGATTACGATCGATAAATACAAACAGAACATTGGCCAGATGTTCAAATACTTCAAAAAAGAGAAACTGATCGATATTATACCTATGGAAGATCTGCCACGACCTCCTAAAACGAAGGATATGGCTGCACGTCCTATCATGGAGTGTGATCTGTCAGATTTTTTTTTATGGTGCATTAAAAATGATGAACAGTTGTTCCTGGCATCGATCATGCAGTTCTTTTTATGCTGCCGGCCTGGTACTGAACTCCGACTTTTAAAATGCCAGGATATAGATCTTTATAATAAACAAGTGTATATCGTTGAGGAAAATGCCAAAAAGTCACGACGCATAATAACAATGCCTGAGGCGCTGGTTGAGATCTGCACGAAATTCCAGATTAATAAGTACCCTCATGATTTCTTTGTTTTCGGTAGAAATGGAAAGCCAGGACCTATATCCGTAGGTAAAAACTATCTGACTAATCATTTCAATGTAGCCAGAACACGATTGAACCTCCCACTTACGTACAAATTCTATAGTCTTAAGCACACCGGGGCCGGTCAGATATTAGAGAGTGGGGCAACAATAGCAGAATTAAAAAATCACTTGGGACATACAGATTTCGAAAGCACAATAAGATATGTGCATCGACACTTTGGTGAAAGGTCTGAGAAGATTGTGAATTTTAAACCGGCATTTTTAAATAAGCTTATATAAAATGGTTAAGGATGACCATTTCTGGTCATCCTTAGCGGAAGGTGTGGAGATTCGAACCCACGATACTTGTTACAGTATATCGGTTTCTTAGACCGACGCAATAGACCACTCTGCCAACCTGATAAAACCGGATTTTCTCAGGTTAGATGGTGATGTACAAATATAACATAGATTTCTTTGCAGGAAAGTATTTAAAAAAATATTTTAAGCTTCAGATGCACTGATATCATAATTTGCAGTCAATACTTCAATCTTCTTTCCTTTTATTCCGACAGCGCCATTGGAAGCGTTGAGGGTCTTAGTAAACGAAATAGTTTGCCATTTATACTTTTTGATATATTCATCCAGTGGTCCGGATGGGTAAGAGCTCAGAAGGAATTTACCTTTCACAGCAGCAAGCGCATCGAGATCTCTCCGAAAATGTTCCTGAGTATAACCTCCATAATGGCCCTGATCAGTATCAATGTAAGGTGGATCCGCATAAACGAAGGTATCAATACTATCCCGACTTAATATTACCTTGTGCGCATCATTCTGTTCGATCTGAGTGTATCTCAAGCGCTCAGAGAGCAACTCTTGAAAAGAATCTATCTTATTTTGAATAGTGTGCCCCTGCCGGTCCCGATCGTAACCCCAGGTACCTATTCTGCAGGCGAACCCTTGATTAGTTAAAACCCAAAAAGCCCATGCACGGATGACAGGATTATCAGCGAATAACCATGGACATTCATAGATAATCAGTGCCTTTTTATAAGTTTCCCTTGAATGCAATGTCGCTTCAACTAGCTTCCTGAGATCGAAGTAAGAATGCTTGAGTACTTCGTAAAAATTGACGATGTTCATGTTTACATCATTGATCACTTCACATCTGACAGGTTCTTTGGCCCAAAAGACAGCACCACCGCCAAAATAGGGTTCAACATAGATCTTGTGGACCGGGATCACTGGAAGGATATGGCGGAGCATCATTTGCTTTCCACCAAAGTAAGAAATAGGTGTTTTCATTGTAGATTTATTTATTAATTTTGAATTATCTCAACCAAAAAAAGTGCATACACACTGTCAAGGCTTTACGCCTCTGTCGTAGTGTGTATGCACTTTTGTGTTGTAGGGGGTTGAGATATTCTACAATGAGATGGAGGCTATTTTTTTCCTCCAGTTTAAATAGTGATGCTCTCCGGTTCAGCATACTTTTCATATACCTGACCAACCAGATTGGTTAACTCAGCTTCAAATTCAGTATCAAACGGATAGATTTCAACTGCCGGTTTTGGGCCATAGTCCAAATTTGCTGAGAAGTAATTCCTGTTCAACGAACTCGAAGTTCCTTCGCCATTGAAATTAGCATTAACATTGACATTTGCAGGAGGTGTATTCCCTTGAATTGAATAATTCAGGTAGACACTGGCTCCATTGATTTCCGCTGCTATTGACACATTGGTCGAGCGATTGACTGATTTAATTGCGTTTGACATTTTCTTTAGATTTATCGGTTTTTACTGCGTTTGTTTCATTTCTGCGTAAGAGGTTCTCATAAGAGATAAGTAGTTCATGACCTTTCAAGTCGTTTGATTTTCTGAATGATGCAAATTGCTCTTCATTGAATATTGTGTCGATCTTAACATCCTCTTCCATATATTCATTATTCAATTTCAGGAAAGTATCAACAACCGTTTGAGGTGTTTTAGGATCAATCTGTCCACTTTCAGAAATGATCAGACCGCACTTTTGTTGCAAATCTTTCATAACAGATTGTTGAACCTCATTATGTTTGTTAACCTCCTGCATAGTCAATATGTAGGGCATGATCCTGTCATCAGGAAGTGAACTGGTAGTACACTTATCAAGAACGTTCTTGAGTGTTGTCAGATGCTTTCTTTTCATTTGATTGTTTTTTAAATATTTATGAATTAAGTAATTAAATTAATATGAGAATAAGCGCCACTGCAGCAATTACAGCGAAAATCACAATGATTGGTGTGATCACTTTTTTGATGGCCGGTTGTGTGTTAGTTACTTCACTTCCTCCCCCGATTTCTTCTCTCTTGATTTCTTTTGATACTTCTTCAGGATTTGACATTTGATTTAAGATTTAAAATTGTGAATATTAATAAACATGCCATACAAATGATGTTGTTTCGATTTCCTTGACATTTGCCCAGGTATTATCCGGAGAAACCTCTAGTGTGATGTAACCCGTTATAGTTGGATCCAGAACATCAAGATACAATGTTGTAGACTGACTTCCGGTCTTCGTCTCACTGGCTGAAAACGACAAGGAACCAAGATTTATCGTTACCGGTCGAATAGCGTCATGACCCGTTAAGTCATACACCCTGATCCTTGCATATAAAGTCTTAGCAGATGCCAGCGTCCTGTTAAGTTGCCAGTTGATCGTTACCGTTTGATCACCTGCAAAGTAAATATCAGATATATCTGTCACCGTACCCGTTATGGCTAACGGGATCATCACGATGTTGACCGATCTTTGTCCATCTTCGATATACGCCATATCCTGGTATGATCCCCCTCCAATCGGAATATAATATACCGGACTTATTATCACGGTTTCATCAACCGTTGGATAAAACAACACTTCCTTATAGTAGTAAGAAGGCAATGCTGGAACACTGATCCTGTCATTCACTGTAACACCCGATCTGATCACCTGGATATCAACCTGAGTTTTCAGACACGATATATTAGCCGGTGGAGCTTCCCCACGTTCCAAATACACACCAATAACTGCATAGTCGAATTCCTCAACGTTGATGGTTGAAGGAATTGCAATCATATAATGCACCGGCGGTTTTGCTGAATGATTATATCCAATGAAGTCACCCAGACTATAAGCAGAAGATGGAAGTTGCCATGTAAATACAGTATATGGAAGTCCCCCTGATAATACCCAGTGTCCCGGTTTAAATGCTGCCCACTTATTGATATGTGAGCTTGCACACAATGCAGACAAAGCATTAGAACTATCACCCAATGCAGCCTTTACCTGTGAAATAGTAATATTTGACCCATCATAGTTTGAACCACTAATCAAAGCCAAAGTCCCACACTGGTTATTAGCAGGAACGTAATCAGCCGGTATAGTTATAATTTTTCCCATTTTAGTTAAGTCTTGATCTTAAGTTTTGTACTTCTTGTTTCAATGTTGCAACTTCTCTTCTTAGCTTTTGCACTTCAGTTTCAACATTGATAAATCTGAAATTGGTGTTATTATTCAATTCCTTAATTGCTGAAGAAAGTACTGGAATGATTTTTTGATATGCGATACCAAGAAGGCCGTTTGATTGCTCAATAACTACATTCGGAATGAGATATTGAACTTCTTGTGCGATATACCCGTTGTGCGTTTTAACTGTCTCATGACCATCCATACCATTCCAGTTGAACGTGACACCATTTAGCGCACAAGCAATAGCAAGTGAATTCTGAAGTGGCCGGATGTTTCTTTTAAGTTTTAAATCTGAGAATGCAATTACGTCACCGGAAGCAGTAACACTACCTGAGAAGGTAGCATTGCCATCAGATGCAATAACAAATGTATAAGTTGCAACGCTATCCATATACAATTTGAATCCACCACTTACCTTATCTATTTGCCATTTTCTTGTCGTACCATTTGCTTGATATGCTGATAAAACAGTAACATCAGGATCTGAATTTGATTGAAATCCCGAAGAACCACCTACATTTATTCCACCCCCCACTCCAATACCCCCTGCCACAACTAATGCGCCTGTTGTAGATGAGGTTGAGGCGGTGGTTGAACCAATTATAGTATTGCCATTATTTCCAGTGTTGATATTAACATTACCACCATTATAGTTTAAATACATTCCAAGTGGTGTTCCAGAACCATTAACCACATTAATCTGATCACCCCCTGTTATATCTACATAATAATTAGAATAAGATGACAGTTTAACGTGACTTCCATTATCAGAAATACCACTGTTAACCAATCCCCCTGCTGTATGCTTCGGAATGTAGTTAGCTGTAAGATTAGAGAAGATGGCTGTGGTAGCTGCAACAGTACTGGAAAAGGTTGCTGCACCTGAATTGGTAAAAGACAACACATCAGCATAAGTAGAGCCACCTGTTGTAGTTGACCGTTGTAGGGTAAAATCCCCAAAGACATTAAAATCCTCTCCTAATCTCCAACCTCTTGAAGTAGAATAATTAATATCTACAAATTGTATATAAGAAGTATTTGCGTGACTACTTACATTAAGCACTCCGCTAAAGTTAGCGACAGTACCATAAAGTGTACCAGTCAAAGGATATGAACTACCTGCCGATAAAGGCAAATAAGCAGTAGAATTATAAGCATTAGAACCTAATCCAAGAAATGATTTAGTTGTAGCTGCCGAAATTGGAGCCCAAGTAACCCAATCATCTTGAAGTGCCATTATAAAAGGAGGTGTACCAGTAAAAGCAGTCCCATTAAAAGGCTGTCCATGCCATTTTTCAGCATTGAGATTCCCTACTAAAGAAGTATTACTCATTGTTCCGCCACTCAAAGGCAAATAACCACCACTTACAGCAGGAGCAGCACCAAGACTTGAAAGAGTTGGATAAGAAGGCAATCCGTAATCAGTAGTAGTTGTTGGATGATTGCCAGAATACCAAGGCGTATAACCTAAAGCATTTGTAACCATGGTACTATTAATACCAGTTATCCAACTTCCATAATTCCCAAGGTTATTATTAAAATCTGAAAGATTTAAAGGTCTTGATGAAACATTAGTCCATGCAACTGAATAGGCTGTGGATGCTGTGGATGCATTTCCTGTTGTGTTCGCTGTAGTCCAAGGAGTCCCGGTAACATAACCAGCCAAAGCATGATTACCCCACCCATATGCTGTATCCCAATGCGAATGATTATCAGTGAAATTACTCGAAGTCCATACAGTCCCGGATATAGCATCCAGATACGATTTATTAGAATGCGAATGCCTGTCAGTAGCTGCATTATCCCAATTACCCTTATTATAACCAGTTATCGAAGTAACCCCAGAAAAGAAGTTATTAACCTCTGATTTCAGATAATAATAAGTCAGATTATTTACATTGACATCAATAGCCCCCGACCCGGATGCAACTGAAACTAATTTCCCTCCAATCCACTTCACAGTTGTTCCATCCACATAACCTCCCAATGCATCCCACCAATCCACAACAGGATTAGACCCGGCAAAGGCAACGATATCACCGTTAGTTGTTACTGCAGTACTTCCGGTGTTGGAAGTCAATACCAGGTTACCTGAGCTATCAACAGAAAGTGTAAAGGTCTTAGTTCCATTCTTCAATACAACTGACCGTGAAGTATCATTCCCCCGTCCTAAAACACTATCCAATGTATCCGATTCAACCTTCAGGAATGTAGAAGTAAGGTAAGCATCATCAATCTTTGAACCATGCCACACACCCGTTACGATTGTACCCAGTGAAGTAATATACAAGTTCCCTGCCCATGTTGATAATCCCGTAGAAGTTACATAAGCACTTAAATCAGGACTATATCCAATTGGTTTATAAAGCAAATCATGGTTATGGTCCGATCTGGCCAGGGTAGCTGCAGATCCGGTACCGGCAAAAGCCATTAACGAGTCAAGAAATGTTTTATTCGAATGCGAATGCCGATCAGTAGCTGCATTATCCCAGGAAGATTTATTATATCCAGTAATAGCAGTGACTCCATTGAAAAAGTTATTGATCTCTGATTTCAGGTAATAATAAGTCAGTGTGTTTACATTCACATCGATTGATCCGGTTGCAACCGAAACCAATTTACCCCCGATCCATTGCATTGTAACGCCATCCACATAACCTCCCAATGCATCCCACCATGAAACAACAGGATTTGCACTTGCAAAGGCAATAAGATCTCCATTCGTTGTTACAGCAGTATTCATAGTGTTGGAAGTCAATACCAGGTTCCCGGATGCATCAACAGATAAAGTAAAAGTCTTAGTTCCATTCTTTAATACTACAGACCTGGCCGTATCATTTCCACGTCCTAAAACGCTATCCAACGTGTCAGATTCAGCCTTCAGGAAAGTAGAAGCCAGGTAACTATCTTCAATCTTTGAACCATGCCATGTGCCTGCAGTAATCGTTCCAAGTGAAGAAATATACAGGTTACCAGCCCATCCAGACAAAGCAGAGGAAGTTAAATAACCAGATAGATCAGGGCTGTATCCAAAAGGCTTGTAAAGCAAATCGGCCTGTGTTTTTGTAGAGTAAGCAGATAAATCCGGAGAATAACCAATTGGTTTGTACCGTAAATCTGAATCAGTCTTATTATAGTAATTCGTCAGATTGTTTACTCCGACATCAATCCCACCATCTTTGATCTGAGACAAAGACATCACGCTCCATGTATCAGAATTTGGAAGCTGAACCAGAAACAATGGATTATCTACAGCATTAGCCCAAGGGAATTGTGCAAGCCTAGGAGCTAAAAAAAAAAGCTGCCCGGAAGGATCTGTTATGTCAACGCTCGAAGGTAAAGTGTCGAGCCGTGGCAGGCTGATATACTTTGTCTGAAAAGCATAAGCAAACGAAAACTCATACCCGTTAGGCGCTCCCGGAATGCTATCCAGTTTCGGCTTAGTAACGAATATCCTTTTCAGCGCACCTTCAGAGATATGATAACGGTTGATAGATTTAAAGAACTCGAGCCACCAGTAGCGATCTGATTCCTTTTCGACATACCCGGTCTTTTTATTGAAGACAATCGAAATATCGATATCATACTCCAGGGTAGTTTCATCGAATAAAGCGCTTCCAATCGTGAAATCATTCGATTCCTGGATCTCTCCCAAAAAATGGACCGTATCGATGCCACCCAATGTATTCTCAAATACAAACACATCATTGTAAATAGTGGCAGGCTCAATATAAATGTACCGTTGGATGTAGGACAACCGGTCACCGGTCATATCCTCAGTCCAAACTTCAAAATAAACAGGTTGAGCAGTGAATTTACCCACTAACCGGGCATAAGCCAGATTAAGCGTATAAGCATGATTAGCAGCCAGTGTTGCAAAAGTGATCGTCTGGTTCGTGTTATCCGACAAATAAGCCTTCAACTTAACGTTACAGGCCTGCAGAGAACAATAAGTCAGGAATTCCGGATCCGAATATTGAATCTTCTTTTGTTGAGGCTGCCAGGTGAGGAAATTGGTAGTTAAAAACACATTAACATCAGGATCCGAATCCACTCCACCTTTTAATACCAGGAATGTTTCATTCACTGCAGCTCCACCATCCGTGATCACGATCTGAATGATTCCAAGGCTTTCAAGCTGAAGGATCATATCTTCATCTGCAGGCGGGACAACCGCATAAAGTAATGAACAAAGCAAATACTTCAGCTTAATCACGAATTCCCCATTAGCCGGGTTATAAACCTCATTCAGAATCACTGAACCATTCAATCGCACTACAACCGTTGCCTGATCAGCAGCGCTCTGCACACTGAAATCGGGAAGATTTCCTGACAGGTAAATTGGATTAATAGATTGTATCGTAGCCATATCGAATTGATGTTTTGAAGTTTAAAACAAGAGGCGGGCTTCACAGCAGGCCTCTTGACAACCTATGAGACAGACAGAAAAAGTATTATGCAGTAATTTCCAGTGAGAATGATTGAGGCAGAATCTTCGCAAGAGCAGCAAGCGTAATCTTGCTATTGAGCACATCCTTGATGCCATCGTGATTGATATCACCATAACTGTCACCAACCAGTATACAGCCAAGGATATCGGTGTAATAATTTCCTGAATGGATCAGGATCATGTCGCGACCCGGAACATTGGTAATGTAAAAATGAGTCCCGTATTTCGGGGAATTTCTTTTCACAACCGCATACGTTCCTGCAGGTATGCATGAAATCTGATGTTGATTATGAAGGTCAGGCAGCTCAAGAGTTTTGCATCTTAAGACAGGCAGACCATTATTAATGACAACCATTTCGCCAAGAACCTCTTTAGCAGAATACTCAATGCGTTTTATTTTCAGATCCATCGCTTATTTTTTAAAGAACTTGTTATAAATGAAATATGCAGCCACACCAATTACTACCATGATGCCAAAGATCCAGCGCCATCGGTAAGGATCCTTCCCTGGTTCGGTAGTAGTCTGAGTCTTAATATCCGCTTTCCGGTCAACATTCCTGTTTAAAGATGAATCTACAGCGGTTGTTCCTTTTTGCTCTTTATTACTGGTAATAGTGGTTACGGTGGCCGATTTAATATTCCCCGGAAACTTCTTATTTCCAATGATGACAGAAGGCGTTGTTTTACCCAGTGAATCAGATTTAACCTGGTGAGTAGAATCCTGAGGGTAGAACTCCAGCTTAATGATTTCTATCTTATTGTTTGATTTTTTGGTAGTGTCGATCGTGACTGATCCCGTTTTCACTTCAGATGATTTAACCGTTTCGACTGAATTCACAGTTGCCGTTGTCTTTTGAAGCGATTTACATCCTGATAGCGATATCAGGATGACAACTGCAAAAAGGAATATTTTACTTACTGATTTCATTTGATGTTGTTTTGCTGAAATTGGTTATAAACTTAAACGTTACCAGGCCTATGTAAACAATGGTCCTGTAATCCTGCCATGTAGGATTGCTGAATGATGCAGCTTCCAAAATAGGGATAAGCGCCAACGCACAATCACCTATCTTTCTCCATGCTATGCTACTTGGTTGCCAGTAGCGAATCCATAATTTTTTCATGACTCGTTAATTTTAGATGAGTAATTTCGTCTTCGCTTTAATACCGCAATGGCCTCCCCATGTTCCTGAAGCTTTTCTGAGTGATCCTTCAATGTCAAATCGATTCCATTATGTGCCTTGACACATGAATTAATCTGATTGATAGAATTAGCACTCAACGAAATAAATTTCCCAGTTAATTCTATCCATGCATTCTTCATATCTTTGAATTCTGACATTAGATTCTTAAGAAAGAATGCAACTACCAACAGGAGCATAGTAACCACGCTCGAAAAAAAGCCTATGACATAAACATATACTTCAGGGACCTTTTCAACGATTGGGTTTAAACTAGAGGGGTACGGTGTAATCATTGCTTTATGATTTAGTTTTAACGAAAATACCCTTCAAACAGGCGAAGGCAAAGGACAAATTAACACTCTATTAAATCAACCTGTGCCAGTTCGATATGCATTAATTTAATGCTTACAGATACTTTTTTGATGTAGAAATTAACGCCCTTGATGTTGTATTTTTTCTTTAGGTCGAGATTTCTCAATGCCAAGGCATTTAGCAGAATAAATACCGTAATCAGTTTTTTATTTTTACCTATCCACGCTGCATATTCAGCATGATATGTATTGAACACACCATCGTCACCATCCCAGGCTAACGACAGATCACAAAGCTTCGTGCCATCCATCGCATAGTTACGCCCTGATATGAGAGGATACGATCCTGATATAACTGTAGGAGGATCTCCAAGCCCTTCACCGGGTATAGATCCGGATATATCTGTCAGGCCATGATTGAAGGCTATCATAGCTTTCTCTGGCCGGGTATATCGGGTTTCCCTAAATATGGGTACCAGTGCATCAGTCACAATCATAGTTGCATCAGGTTTCATCCAGTACTTATCAATGTTCATCTCAACCGGTGTAATATCGGTTTGCATCGAATAGTCACCATCAATCATTAAGCCTAACCCCTGATCAACACATTCGAACCTGAACATAGTGAGCACACTTCCATCCACAGGCATGATATTCCGGTGAAATATCTCCTTTGTGTCGTTTATTTTGAAATATAGATCATCAGTTTCCGGCAGGTAGGTCAGCATATCATTGTAGTGATCAACATACACCGTTATGACATCCTCAGTCGTTTTCTGATTTTTACAACCAGATCCATACGTCTGCCCGACTTCTTGGGCAATAATAGCTCCACCTTCCGTGACAAGGGCAGTCCAGTCTATCAAATCTGTAGCGTGCAGTATATCCTTATTGAAAACCATATCAAACCCGGTTCCTGAAGGAATGATGGTGATACAAAAATACTTCAACACTTCCTTCAGAAAGGTTGCAAGGTAGTAGTTAGGCGAACAGGTGTTGAGCTGAAAATAGGGTTCCAGGTAAACCAGTCCATTGTCAAACACAGCGCCATGCAATAAGTCTATCGTATACCATCCAGCAATAGTGATATTGGGATTAAAAACATTGATCGATACAAGTTTTGCAAAATCACCTTCCTTGAAAAGATTATTGTTGAGTTTAAACCTGAATATGACATCGAATAAGTAACCGATATAAGGGAAAGGAATCGTAGGCATGTGTGTTGCCTCCCATCTGAACTTTCCAAGAGTAGGGTTATACATATTCAGATAAGACCACATCGCATAAAAATGGAGTGGTTGATCCATCACCTGGTTCGTACAGAACTTCAGAAATTCCATTCTGGTGACAGCCTCATCGTTTGTCGAAAAGAATTGTCCCGGAAACTCAACCCTGAGTGGACCAACCGCGAAGTCAGGAGTTGCCACATCTCCCGGAGTACCGGTAACTGCAGACGCAAGCAATTCCGCGTATGTAGGATAAAATCCTGTTTCATCGGTCACCTCTTCAGGAGAACCGCAATAGGGCATTGTGTAACGTTGCATGTCGAGCTGCAGGAGGGTTTTATCTTCTTTAGCTTCAATATAGGCAGATCCCCGATAAAATACATTGATATTGCCATCAAAAGTGTCAAGAACCAACACACCTGAAGTGATACCAATGCCATCATCCTTGACAGATACACCTTCAATTTCTTCGTACGAAAGAACTGAAGCTATCCGGTTTGGATGGTTGAAACGTGCCAGGTTCGGAGGAGTAGCCGGTAACGCAAAATCAAGCGAGTAGGGAGATGGAATACGGTCTTGAAGCATGAAAGGGTTTTCGATGATCAGATCGAGTGATATATCTGCCGGCAGATGGATCGGGACTCCTAAAATAAGTATTTCTAGCATGGTTTATCCTCCGATGTTTGCGTTTTTTTGAATGCGAGCAAGCTTGTCTTGTTGTTCCTGAAAGCCGTTTTTACCAAGAAGGGAAACATCGGCTCTGATGGGTTTCTCCAGTTGCTTATTCAGCTTATTAAATGCTTCCAGCATCTGAAGATATACAGCGTTATTTGAATTCTGAATTACAGGGATAGATGATGATCCGGACGCGCCTGCAGGCGAAGTAAACCCACCATCCTTTTTACCTGGTGAATTGCGTTGGAAAGTAGCTGCCATTACTGCCGGCAGATTAATCGACCTAATGGTCCCTGAGCGCTGCGCATAATCGATGATGTCGAGCACAGGTTTAATGGTTGGATTACGGACTGCATCAGCGCTATTGATGAATTCATTTTTGTGGTAGTATCCGGCAACGTCATCATCTGAACCTTCATCTGCATAACCTCCAGACTTTTTACCTTTACTGGATCCAAAGGTTTGTGCCAGAATACCAGCAATGCTGACACCTGCACTCACGGTGTTGATAGTTACCCATGGTTGACCAAATGTGACCGGAAAAGCTGCAACTGCTTTAGAGTTGGCAATAGCAGTATTGAATATGATTTGAGCAATAGCGGTAGCTTGTTGAGCATAGAAAAAGGCTTTACCAAGGGCGCTTTCTTTGCCGAAAATATCAACAAGAACACCAAGTCCATTATTGAGTATGTCGAGTTTAGCATTACCCAACTCCTTTTCTTTATCTAACTTTTCATTCTGAATTCCTAATGAATCATCCTTATACTTTTTCTCTGCCGTGAGGATCTTCTTTTGATCGGTACCTGCCAGTTTGATTTCCTGATCATAGGTTGCCTTTGCTTTGGCGGCCTGTGCATCCCAACGCTCTATATCTGATTTTGCAGATAGTTCATTAATGTCGTATTGCTCTAACGCTTTTGCATTGGTAAGCGCCAACATGCGTTCATTGTGTGCCTTGGTCTTTTCTTCAATTGTAGCATGAAGTAGATCATTCAATTCAATTTCCTTGAGTGTCAGATTTCCCTTAATGATGAATTGTTCCTTCAGGGCATCTTGTTCTTTTGTCCAGGCATCATCTTCTTTTGCTATTTGTTTATCTATTTCATTCTGAACATTTTCAATTTTAGCATCTTTTAATGTCTGTTGAGCTTTAAGGATTAATGCATTTTTTTCAGCTTCAGCATCCAGAATTTTTTTATCCAATTCATTCTGAGTCTCAACAGTACTTTGTCCGTTTTTCTTCTCTATTTCAATTTTCTTTTGAAGGAATTCCAAATCAGACTGCAGAGTCAATGCATGAAAAGTAGCATCATTGATCGTTGAATCATTATGTTGTTTCTCAAGCAAATTCTTCTGATCTGTGCTGGCATCAACAGCAACCTTCAATTCAACATCATATTGTTTTTTCTTTTCTGCAGCTGCTTTCTCTGCAGCTTTTTGAGCTTTCTCTGCAGCTTTTGCCTTTTCCTCGTCAGTTAACTCAGGCGTTAACTTACCTGGAACACCGGTATTGTATTTTGTTTCCAGTTTGTTCTTTTCAGCAATTAATTGGTTATAGGTAGTGGCAAGTGCATTTTGTTTTTGCTGATTAGTAACATCATTCTCAATTGCACCTTTAGTAGCCAAGCCAGCTCCAGTCCTTTCATCAGCAGATCCGGAATAAAAAGTTGTATTTGTTACTCGTTTCTGAGCATCAACTTCAGCTTGTTTTGCAGCATTTGCAGTACCAAAAGTTCCACCTTTACCATCGATGCCAAATCTATCTCTTTGGACCTGACGTTGAGCTTCCATATTTGCAGCAAGTTCTTTTTGGTTACCTTCCAACCAGATCTTTTTTTCCAATTCCCTATTATAACTCCCTAAAAGCTTTGCACCCTCATTAGTGGCAATGTTCTCAAGCGTCAAACCTTTTAAATAACCACCCGCTTCAGTTTGCAACTCTTTCAGCGCTTTTAATCTTTCTTCCTTTGATAGCTTTTCATTTTTAGCTGATTCTACCAACAGATCAGTTTTTACCTTTTCTTTATCTACAGCCTGTGCCGTGTCTTCAATAGCTTTCAAATGTTCTTTCATTAACTTTGATGATTCTGACATCCTTTGCGAAAACAGCATTAAAGCAGTACCTGCAGCTACTAATACTGCAACAAGTAACCCGATGGGATTTGATTTAACCGAAATATTCCAAAGATCCTGTGCCTTTTTTACCACTCCCAACCAAAAATTATGGAGTGCTAATCCAATATTAGAAAGATTAATCGCAACATTATAAGCAATAACTCCGGCTGCCAATGAAACCATGCTCTTGAACATAATCACCAGGATAGAGACCCATTGTAGGAATTCAGCATGAAGTTTTGTTACTGGATTAAGAAGATCTCTTATCCAAATAAATAGATCTTTGAATCCGGAAGAAAGAGGTAAAATTACTTTTGCAATCATGCCTCCCATGTTCTCTTTAATGTCTGTCCAGATTAACCCTAATTGTTTTAAAGGTCCCACACCTTCCTGAGCTGCAGTCTCTGCAAATCCCTGGTATTTTTCATTAATTAAATCAACAGCAGCGCCATTCTCTAATTGTTCTTTCGTTAATAACTTAAAAGCCGGATCCAAACGGTTCAATCCCCTTAAGACGCCCGAATAAGAACTATCCAATTGTTTGACTGCCCCAGAGAGATCCATTCCCGGAATGTCAGCAGCCATCTGTATAGCTGCCTTCATAGTTTTTTTAATTTGATCTTCTGTTCTTCCTTGAGATGCTAAAAATGCTTCCTGAGATTCAATAACTTCATGTGGAACATTCATTAAATCCTGAAGCTTTGCTGCATTTTTCATCAGGTTGGGCATTATCTCTTCCCTACCTTTCAGTGCAGTTTGCAGCTTCTTCTCACTTTGTGCAGCTGTATCCCAGTCTGTTAAAAATTCTCCAACAGATCTTGCTGCCCCATATACTGCAGCAGCTCCCATGGCAACCAAACCAAAGTACTTATTTACACCTGCAGACATTTTACCGAACCAACTTTCACCTGCGCTATTGCTTGCATTGACTTTGTCTATTTCACCTTTGAGGGATTGTACTTTCTTTTTTTGTTCATCATATCCTGATGCACCGTCACGGTTCATTTTATTCATCTCAAGCGTTGCCTGGGAGAGCGCTTTTCTGAGATCATTGATGGATGCACCGGATATATTCTTTAAGACGGCATCGACATCATAACTTTGTTTCTGAAGTTTATTGAGTTCCTGAGTAGCTGCTTTAGTTTCGGCTTTCAATCGATCGAAAAGGGGTGTATTTTCATCTTTAAGCGCCTTCATTTTTAAGGCAATCAGGCTTTTTACCCTATCTTCCAATTCTACGATCCTGGCTTTTGCCACTTCATTGTTCAGAATTACATCGACGACTGCTTGCTTTGCCATATCATTATTCTTTTGAACAATGATACTATGAGAGGGTAAAAAACTAAAGGACAAAGAAAAAGCCTTCCGGGATGGAAGGCTTAAAATTATGTTTTTTAAAATTTAAGTTATGAAAAAGTCATAAAAGCAGGAGAATTTTCATTTGAATTAATCTCTTTACAAATATCGCTAAAAACACGTATCGATTCTCCTTGTAGAAGTTCCTCTTCTGGAACAAAATTTAAAATGAAATCAGGATTATTTCGATTGAATTCTTCAATTTTATTAAATATAATTGAAAAATTTCTTGTTGATTTTTTATCTTGTGCTTTCATGTTTGGTGGTTTAATTTATATAATTACCTTAAGACCTGTCTGAGCTTCAAGTTGTAATCTTATTGGACTTAAATTTGTTTGTGTATTACATTTTGGGCAAACAAAAATATCATTTTTTGGGTAATGAACAGCGTCAGGTGCAATATTAACGTTTTTTTCCAAATTTAATTGTATTTTAAAATTATCTGAACATTTTGGACAAATGAAATTAGCGTGAATAGCTTTTGGCTTATTCACCATAGGTAAAACAGGAGGAATATTTTGACTTATTGATTGATAAATTTGAGAACAACAAGTTTCAAATATCTTATAAATACCAGTATTATCAAAAGTCAACCTCAACAAAGTGTAATATCTGTTTATAGCGTCATTTAGATCAGTATCTTGAGAATAATCATTTATAACTAGCCTCATTTCACATAGGTCTTTAATTCGTATTGACTTCCCATGCGTCAACCAATCTGAATGCTTACATAATTTATTTGCTATTTCTTCTGCTCTACCCTCCTTATCTTCTTTAGTAACAACTATTCCTGTAGAAGTATGTGTTTCCCAATATTTAAATTTATATATTGAAAGCCAGTTTTTAACGAGTGTTTTAGAAAAGTTTTGTGCATTTTCTGAATGTTGTATTTCTCCTGGAGAAATACTCTGTAGCATGGGTATATATGCCGGATTTAATTTTCCAGTATTTAATACTTCCTGTTTTATTTTCTCAAGTCCATCTAAAAAAGCATCCGCAGAAAATCTCTTTCCATTATTATTAATTATCTGGGCATCTATTGGTCCTAACGATGATGATGTACCCATTAAAATTTCATCACCAGCCATAGCAAAAATAGTTCCGGCACTTTTTGCCATTCCGGGAATGATAATTCCTACTCTGTCATACTTTGACCGAATTAAATCAACCATATCATCAACTGTTTCAGCAATTCCGCCAGGAGTTTCTAAAATAATATCAATATCTTTTGTGGCCAAATAAGTAAGTTGATCTTTAAATGGAAGTAAATCCGTTGGTGTAATTAAAACAGGTGAATTTCCCTTATTAGGATTATAAGAATCACCTGCATAAACAATAATGTCTCTCTTTCTTATTGCGGAAATTCTTTTTAACTGATTCTTTCTCTCCTCAGTAATTTGTTCAAACGTAAGCCTTCTGTTTATGTAATCGGAATAAATGCCCATAACGTTATTTTAAAAAATTTACTAAAATGATTACAATTTCAATTAAATGAGCTTTTTCAGAAACAATAGAATAACAATTTAAATTTTAAAAAGTTAATCATAAATAGCATATTTATTAAGTATTTATGCTGTTATTTAGCCGAATATTTTTTTTTTATTATTTTAAAATTTCTGCATAAAGATTATAAAACAGATTAGGAAAAAACAAGTAATAATAGACTTATTGTATGAACCCCCCGTTTTTCTGGATGAATCAATGATTTATGTTAAAATATGTTAAAAATATAGATCAAATATTCTTTGTAAAACTCTGTACCATGAACCGTTCAATCTGCAGTGCATTCTTTTCTTCAAGCAGATGGCGAAGTACTTCGAGTTGTTTCCAGAACACGGAAGTTAACCAGGGCTTTTCGTGCCGGGAGGTCTTGCCGATTGTTTCTAATGCATCACGGTCAATAATCTTGACACCCTTACCAACTCCCCAGTTGACCATCTGTCCATACCATGCAAAAGCAAAAATAACCCTGGAGGGATCACCATCAGCAGCCGTGATGACGTGATTGGTGAAGCTCTGTACCAGGGCGTGTGTTTTACCGATTCCAAGGGCTTCAATCTTCTTGATCCACTCTTTGATCACGATATCAGCCCAGGCTTCGACGGTAAGCTTTATATTGGTGTTATCGGCCATGGTTAGAATTCATTGTTGATGCTGAATCCAAAGCCGTAGCCATAGCAGTTATCAGCCAGTGGACCGATCTCTGAATAGTCGATTCGGGAATCATCAAGGCCATAAGCCGGCTGTTCATATTCTTCGGCATCAAGTTTCATACGATCAAATAGGGCAATGCCTAAATCGAGAGATGTTTGTTTAGCCAGGACACGGGATGGTGAATCATTCACACGGGCTTTGGTAAACACGTAGATATTGTGATAGCCGGCCATGAACCTGCGATCACGCAGATCGAGATAACCGTCTCCGGAGTCATTAACTACCAGACAGGGTAATTTAATACCACGGAGATCGGAGAGTACTTCCTCTAGCTGGGTGATGGATGATACCCGTTTGATATCTTTGATATCGGGTACGTCAGCCAGGATCGATGAAAAGTATTCGAATTTATTGAACATGGTTAAATGGATTGAGAGGTTTCGATACGCTTGTTGAGTTCAAAGAGTACTTCATGCACTTCAGTGGCTTTGATCTGTGGGTTATGGGTGATATCGCCATCATTGAGCGAGGAGAGCATCCCCATCACGATCTCATCAGCCGGAGTGGAGAGCTGAGAATTTTCTTCACCACTGAAGATATAAGGGTATTTATCGATCAACCAGGCTTTGACGCCGGTGTACCAGAGATAGACGATATACTTCCGGTGTAGTGGGATCCGCTTGAAGCGACGTGACCATTTATCCAGGTTGCGACCTTCGTCCCAGGCTTCGCTGTGATCGCGATAAAAGATAGCCAACATGTTATTGAGTGAATGTTCGTTGTGCGTTTGGCTGTAATCGCTGTAAAGAGAATCAGCAACAAGATATTCACCTAAAGAAACGCCATACAGCATAGAATTGCAACCGGAATAACGACCCATGCGTTCAGGATTTTGAAAGAAATGCACGTCTTTTACCAGGTAGTCGAGTTTTGATACCATGGCAGCAAAGCGGTCGACATCCAGGAGGAAACGGGATCCTTTTTGATATTTGAATAAATAATAGAGTTGGCCATCGATTAGGGTAGGATCCTTATGCAGCAACTTCAATCCGGAGAACCGGATGAAGCAACGGGTCAGGAGTTCAACTTCATTCACGCCGGCCAAAAGCAGCCTGGAGAAATATTCGAGGTCGGAGTGCGTAAGATCACTCCAACCTTTGGGGACTATCAGTTCTATTTTCATATGCCACAAGCTAAGAATGGAGAGTCACAGGAAAGCGTTTTTTGAGCCAGGAACTGAGCATAGACATCACTTGCTTTGAAAGCAGGATATAGATCCACATCTTTCATGATGGTTTTACGTACCCGGTTAAGGAAGCTGGTGCCTACTTTCTCATCACCTATTGTGAAAAAGGCAAAAGCATAACGGATGTTGTCGATGATGTTGGAGTTATCTATAGATAGATCATCATCACGCAATTGCTCGATGATCTCCTCTGAAAGTTCAGGCGATATCACCGGCTCAATGTTGAGTTTTATGGCAAGTTGCATGGAGGGTTTTGCAGCAATGAAGGCCAACCGGTTGCCTGCAAATGGGGCAAACCTACGAAAATCGGTGAGATTGAAAATGTAGGAATCGTATACCAGGGTATATGCCTTGGAGGTTTTCCATACTGTGTGATATTGCTCTGAAACTTCCAAGTACTGAAGCAGGGATTCAATGCGATCTGTAAGGTCATCATTGAGGCCATCTTTTAAAGCATTGACACGTGCCGTTGATGCAGGAGCAAGATTGGTATTTGAAGCAACTGCAAATCCATTTTCAGTTTCAACGAGATCTAATTTAGGAATTGCAGCCAGATAGCCCCTGTGCGCTACCACATCCTGAAGCTTCACGATCAGAACCTCATCGATATCAGTGTCCAGATCTTCAAGCAATGCTGTACCGGTTAATTCTCTTGCCATCCATTCTTCAGCCAGTTCGAGACTACGTTCATAGCGACTGAACTCTGAAGTTGCTATAGTTGGGATGAAACTTTTTAGGGTATCAATATTATTGAGGAGCATTGTTGGTTGGGGTTTGAAGTTGTTTACCTGCAGGGTTTTTATCAAGGGTTGTGAAATCATAATCCGGCACTACAAACTCAAGGTCTGCAGGCCAGTTATTGAAGCGTTTTATCAGGTAGAAAGGTCGGAGTAACTTATCGCGAATGGGTTGCATCATGGCGCTGTTGATCATGAATAGTTCTCGCTTATCGGTACCCGACATGCTTCCTTTGCTGTTACCAAAGGATGAGGCAATCAGGGAGTGTTGCACACCCATACCATAACTCATGATCGAGTTGACTTCACTGGCATCTTCAAGAAATTCGCCACCCTTTATATCTACTGTGATCGTTTCGATCGTGATATATTTTTCTTCGACTGCAGAGTTTCCGGCTGCAATCATTTCTTTGACTGCCATCAGTCCTTTACCCGAATTCTTATCTCCGGAAAGGAACTTACTGAATTTATCAAGTTCTGCTGTTTTACGTGCTTTTACGGCATCCGGATCATTTTTATCGATCTTTTCTTCATTAAAGATATTGTTCCAGTATTTTGGAGAGATATAAAATACGTAACGAACAGAAAGTCCATTCTTCATCAAGGCATTCTTAAACTTTGGTATCATCATGGAGTGATCGTACCATCCTGAGCGGAATATGGCCCACCATTCATTCCATTGATAATAGGTATGACCGGGTGTCTGAGGGGAGCATTGAAGGATATATCTAGGAACTGCCACTCTACGGTTTCTTATCCTATCCTGTAAATCCTTGAGTGGATTATAACGATTCAGAACTTCAGATACAGTAGTATTATCAACCCTTGCCTGACCATAATTCCAACCATCAGAATAGAAGTGTTTAACCAGGTTACCTGTTCTTGGATCTACCAATCCCCATCGTGAGTAAAGCGCCTCTTTGCTTCGAAGAGATACGATCTTAGATAAGTCTTTAGATAGGATGATTTCCGGGAAGACATTCTTAAAGTAATGTGCATCATAACATTGTTCATGGAAGTATCCTTTGATGTCATTATCCTCAAAGAACTGTAACACGTTAGGATCTTTACAGTCTTCTAGGTGCGAGACTTTGCCATCATAAACTCTTATCTTTGGATGTACACCCTGAGCATAACAACTGTCTGCCTTGAACTTAAGGTTCTGTGAAACTATCTCATTGTCTTCAACCTTCTCCATGATCAGGTTGGGTAGGCGGTTATCCAGTCCCCAACAAACAACCTTATCAGGTCCTATATTGAGTGTCCATACAGGGTTAACCTCAAAGTTATCGCGTGTTGATTCCATCATGAAGATGGCCTTGGCTTCAGGTGCATAGGCGATATCACCTATCTGCATGATACCTGTAGATGTATAGACTTCGTTTGGTGACTCGATCATAATGAGACCTCCTGACCGTTATAGTTGATGATAGTGCAACGTATTACTGTGCGGATCTGTCCGGATGGGATGAACTTGATGTTGAGTGTACGACCGGCAGAGTGGAACGATGTGCAGATGCAACGATCGGCAGTGATGATGTTCCCTTCTTTGGCTACAAACATCATCGAGAACTCACCTTTCTCTATGACCTTATGAAGATTGGATAGGTTGATGATACTCATTGCTTTTTTTATAACAATGATAACACAGAGGTCAAAAAAACTAAAGGACAATAAAAAACAGCATCAGCATATAACGCGATTTCCGATTTCGGTAATTACCGGGTCGTTTCAGCGCGGTGCGGGGTCAATAGACCGAAAAATGGGAAAAAAACACCGTTTTTAAACGTGTTTTTACTCACTTTCAGCGTTTTAATTTTGGATTGTTGTGAATTGTGTGCGGTTTTGAATTTTAGAAGAACCCACCGGTGCTTACCGGGGCCTGACTGATGGAATGAACAGGGTAAAGATTCATGCCAATGAACAGCGTATCAAAGGCATCTGTACCATCGGTCCGGTATTCGAGTAAGTCTTCTTCTGTTTCTGCCAGTTTTTCTCCTGCTTTATCCTTCTGCCAGCCATTGGGGCCAACCTTGACACCGGTTAACTCCATGGCCAGTTTCAGCGCTTCATTATTGGCCTTGTTAATTTGTGGATACAGGTACTTCTGACCCTTCAATGCCTGATCAATCATCAGGTACTTTTCATGATGCTTGACAGGGTTTCCCATGTGTTTACGGGTCACGTTCCACCGGTTCTTTTCGAATTGACTACAGATAGCAGAAGCAAAGTCCTCTTCGTTCAGTGCGTAGTTAGATCCCAGGGCTGTATTGTCAAAATAATAGACCACTTCCTTTGTGGGATGACTGCTGTAATAAGCACAGAAGTCGTCTACAAGCTCGCGTAACTTGCGATTGTACTTAACATAGAATGACTTGATAACCTTCATCCTGATGCCTTCAGCCTGACCACATACCATCCAGTTGATGTTGGCATTATAGTCGAAGGCAACGCAGATCGGTTGATCCGGATTCAGGTCACCATCCTGCCGGCAGTCTTCTTTCTTAAATTTATCCAGGTTATAATTTAAGTCCAGGAGAAAACTATTATTGAATGCAGTGTAAAAGTGTTTCTCAACCAGTGAAGGATAAAACCCGTCTTTTAATTTACCAGGGCGAATGCACAGGATCGAGGTCAGGAAGATAAGAGGAGGAAGATCACGCTTCATAGTGGCAATGTACTTCTTACCTAGAAGCTCTATATTTTCAATAGTGGACCACTCGCGGTAATAAACTGCAATAGAACGGAATTGTGCGAGCTTCAGGGTGTATTCTTTGATCATCCGGATGGTGTAAGATGTCTGAGGCTTGGCTATTTCTTTGGCGCGTTCTACTGCCATGAATTGAATCATGTTGATCAGCTCAGGATCCATCTTCTTTTTATAATTCAAGAACCAGCTTCCTTTCTTGGTCGTTGGCATGTCTGATACAAAGAGCATGGAGTTGAGCCATGGGGAGTTTTTCCATGGTCCTTTGAATCCACCATTCGCAGGAATAGTTTCATCCTTTAGTTTATCATAGTTTAAGAACTTTGCCTCGTCACCCATAATATATTGAAGGGTCAAAGAATTGCTGGAACCGGGCACGTCCTGGCTGATCAGGTAGCATACCGATCCATTATACCATGACATCACATGGTCGTAACTGACGGGCTCTATAATCGGTTTTGCGAATCCTAAACTTTTGGGAGGTCTGACGCCAATGAAATAATGTTCGTCTCTTCGAAAACCCATATCTGCCAAAGCTCGAAATGTTCCGGGAAGTGTCCTGGTTAAAAGTTGCTGAAATGTGGACCCGATGATACCCCCTCCGGATTGAGGCATGTACTGTACATTTCTTAAAAGCCATGGAGAGATGATGCCGTGAGTTTTCCCGAACCTTCGTCCGGCTACAATCACAGAGGTATGTGCTGCAGTATAACGAAACTCCAGTTGTGGATCATTGAAATATACTTTTTTGGTTTCCTTACTCATCTTCAGTTACGTCTAAATAGTCAGCATCTTCTATTTCAATGTCACCCTTGTACTTGTTGTACATTTTCTTAATCTCCTCTTCCTTATTTGCAAGCGGTTTTACTCCCAGGATAGAGACGTCTCCGGTTGGTTCAATGGACTGAGGCTTGATATCCTCCCAGGGATACTGCAGGGCATCTTCTTTATTCAGTTTATTATATTTGCCGTAAATAGACAGCGCCTGGATGCGATCTTTGATGTAATCAGCTCCAAGCATCTTGCACTGTTCTATGACTTGCTTGAGTTCTTCATTTACCAGGTACCGGTGCCATTCTTTTGCTGCCTGCTGCACGTTGGGAAGAAGTACGCGCATGTTTCCGATATCCCTGTATGCTTGAGTCTGTGATATTCTGAATTCAGAGATCAAAAAGTCTCTCAGATTGGTGTCGGGGGTGGAAGGATTCTCCAGGGAAATAGAAAATACAGCCCTGATGCGTTTAAGCTGTTGGATTTCTGCAGGAGTTAGAAATATTTCTTCGTCCAGATCTTCGAATAGCGCTTCTTTAAATTTCTGCAGGTTGGTATTTCTTCCCATTTTTAAAAGATATTGATTAAGGAAAAAGAGCCGATATGTGACTATCAGCTCTTTTTAAGTTCAGATAAAGCACATTTTTACTGTGCAGTGAGGGTTGTGGTATCATCGATAATACCATTTTTCTTTAGTTCTGCGAGGGTTTCTGGTTTTACCTTGGCATTGTTATCGGCCAGGCATTTTACACGATCCTGAAGCTTTAAAAGCATCGATGCCTTGGCTTTCTCATCCAGCTGTGCGAATCCTGGAAGGAAACGGGAGATGAAAGAACGGGCTGCCATGATTGCTTTACCAAGTTCCATGGGATCAAGTTCCACTACCGGCTTATCTTCAGCAACCGGAGCTGCTTGTTCTTGTAATGCCTGATCAATTTTATCCCAACCTGCAGTGATATCATCATCAAGTTTTACAAGTTGCAATCTGAGATCTGCACGCTCCAGGTCTGTAGTGGCCAGTTTCATTTTTTCATGAAGGGTGCGCATCAGCTTGTACTCTTCTACATTCTGATCATACACTTTCTTCAGATCATCAGGCAGGTCGTTGTATTCAACCTTACCATTCTTGATGATCTTGAGTTGTTGGTGCGCTTCGAAATCTGGACTATCGACATCCATTGTAGTTGGAGTTTCTGCCGTCGGAATAATGATCGTTTCAGATTTTACTTCAGGATCCTGAGATAGCCATTTATCAATACTCGACATGAGCTTGCTGAGGAATGTAGGTTGTGATTCTTTTTCACCTGCAGGGATTTCTTTGACCGGAGTTGAATCATTGACAACAGCGCTTAATACCGGTGCAGTGAACTTCATTCCTACACGATCGGTGATAGGAAAGAGCATGAGTTTCTCCAACTCATAGGTGAGTTTACTCAGGTCACGTTTGCGCTGAAGGTATGACATCAATGCCCGGTTACGTGAGTACTTTGCAAAAAGAGCATATCCCGAATCAAAGTCAGGTTCCTTTTTAAACCAATCGAAGATCTCCTGATGTGGTACTGAAAGTTTATTTTTAGTCATAGAATTTTAAAATTTAAAAAGGCCATGCCGTTACTGACATGGCCTTTAGGTTGGTTGATTAAACGGTCAGTTTAAGCGGTCGGTGTGAGAATACCGGTCTCGCAATCTAATGTTCCATCCTCAGTGACCAGAGAACCGACATAGGTTGGAAGTGGAGAGTAATCGTTGGCTTCGACTGAGAAATCAAGACCTTTTGCAGCGCCCGGCTTGTCGCCTGATGTGCCTTTGATTTTGGTGATGGTTTCATAATCGTCATTGCCAAGCACGATGAAACGTTTTTCAGTCTGATGCAGAAGCTGAACCACGTAGATCACGTCGTCGTTGATGGCTGCTTTGGCTACTGCCTTGGCAACATCGGAGAGGTCAGGGAAAGAGAAACTTCCTTTGTTGATGAAAACAACATCGGGTTTTTCTCCTACCTGGTCAAAATCGAGTTTTCCTTTTCCCTGGGTAGAGTGAAGCTTCAAAAACTTCTTTCCGGTTTTCATCACGAAGTCTTCAGCTATGCGGACAGCGTCCTCAGTAGTTGCAGGAGTCAGAGATACCTTTGGAAAGGTAGCGATGTCGCTTTTGGGAACAAAGAAAACGGTAACCCTGATACCGGATGCATTAGCATCGGTACCAGGTTTAACCAGACTAGCGTAAATTGAGGGAGTTGTCATATGGTCTTATCCTCCTACGACTTCAGTGGTGAACTTCATAACCTTGAAGAACTCTTTCTGGATGGTTTCAAAACCAACTCCGAACCATGCCATCATGAAGAACTGAACTACCTTTGGATTGTCAGCCTGACGAATCAAAGCGTTCTCAGTGTCAGATTGCGTATCAACAAGGATGTTGATATTGCTCTGTGGAAGAAGGAATAAGAAATCCTGATCCTTCATATTTGAAAGGGGAACAAATTCGATGTTATCCCATCCAACAAGAGTTTTCTGGTTTACACCAATATTATTCCATGCCTGGACACCATACTCGACCTGGTACCAATCTTCATACATCTGAAGAACAGCTTTAGGAACAAAGAACTTGAGGTCCTGATCAGTCAGGTTCTCATCAGCTTCGCGAACAAACTTTTTCAGCATATCACCGCAATTGCTGATGGTCATCTGAGTGCCTGAAGCATCATAATAATTACCATTAGCAGCTGAAACATCAGTTGCAGTGATCAGGGTATCAGTCAGCGTGCTGAATCCATTGAAAAGAGCTGCAGTGTTGGTTCCATTTGCATTTCTAACAGCTGTGAACAGTTGTTTGTACAAATGATTACCTGCTTTTTCAGCGATTTTCAAAGCCACCTTGGTGACGATCTGCAAGTCAGTCATTTTCTTGCTGATGGCTTCACCCCAGATTGAAGCCAATATTTTATTGGGATCGAACTCGATGATCACATCACCAAGATAATTGTACTGCTCAAGCGGAGTAATTGCTACGCCACCATCTACGGCACCTTTTTCGGTTTTGTACGGACGGAATTCCCCGTCAGCATCGAGTAATCCACCAATGTACTGACCACGTACACCCGGGATTAAAGTCATATGAGGAAGAACCTTTGCAAGTCCTATCAAGGGGGCAGTCAAAAGATCTTGTCTGATTTTTGCCTGCAGGTCGATTAATTTTTGAGCTATATCCATTTCGGGTTATTTATTAAGAATTTCTTGTACACGGGCCATACGGGTGTAGACATTTTCAGTCGTTCCACCTGCATTGGCATCAGTTTCGGGAATTACAACTGCTGATTCAGCTCCAGCCTCTTGTCCAAGTTCTGCAACTTTGGCTTCGAGTTCAGCGATTCTGGTAGCAGAAGTTGTAGCTGCTTCGGCGTTGGTTAAAATTGTAGCATTTGCTGCTTCCAGCAACAATGCCTGAGCTGCAGATGCAGTTTCAGTAGCCTCAATTGCGGATTCGACTGCCTGAGCAGCTTCAGCGGTGAGGATGATGGCGCCATCCGCATTGGCCATGATGGCCTCAAGGTTGGCAGCCTTGGCAAATCGGGTTAATTTCATATTCGTTGAAGGGTTTTGGTTCGAAGTGGAAGAGGTTTTTGTTGAAGATGATGAGGCCAGTTCAGCAGTATGCTGTAATGCCTTATCCACTGGCATGATGCTGTCGATAAGTGTTCCTACTACATCCTGAGCAAAGAAGCATTTACCGGTGAACAGATTGGGATCTTTAGCAGCTTCAGGGCGATTGGACTTGACGATATCTATGAATTTTTGAGCCAGAGGATTTAATACCTCTGTTTTCAAACCTTCATAATTTCCGGCACGAACATCATCAATCATTTTAGTCTTATCGGAAGACTGTGTGGCAGTGACACTGTGAAATTTCACGCCAAGAGATTCATAATAAGGTTGAACGTCCATGAAGTTCATTAATACTCCGATAGAACCGATGTCTGCAGTAGTATTATTGGCAATGACTTCAGTGCAACATGAGGCAACCCAGTATCCTGCGGAGCAGCAACAATCGTCAACAAATGCAACGATGGGTTTGGTTGAATTCTTGCAAATGTTTCCCAATTCTTCGGTACCGGCAACAGATCCACCAGGACAGTCACAAATCATGAAGAAAATTGCATCTACGCGAACATCATCAATTGCTTCCTGAATCCATTTTCCAATCTGTACCGTTCCAACCGGACCACAATTCTGATCCTGTTTTGTCATCGTTCCCATCATGGTGATGATCTGGATGTTTTGAGATGACATTGTAGAAGCCATTCCATCATCACAGGAATCATCAGTAGGATCGCATGCTTTTAGAATTATAGACTCAGATCTGGGTTGAATAGCAACACCTCCTTGAAATTCAAGGTTAAGGTTTTGATTGAACAGACCTGCAACCATCGGAGCAAGGGCATATGCTGCCTCTTCCTGAATGGCCCAGGGTTCGCTTAAGATAGATTTTAAAATAGAGTATTGCTTCATTGTGTCGTAAGTTCAACACAATGATACTCTTTGAAAGAGGCGTTCTAAAGGACTACCAATTTAGAGCCATTCAATGATTTCCATGTGATGGTAAGTTCGTATCCACATTTACCTCCCGGTTTATCAGCCTTGATTTGTTTATATAGGAACTGGGTCCGGAGTTCATCGGTACCGATCTGGAACGTGGTATCACCATTGACTGTAATAGAATATATAGCGCCGGCACGAAGCAATTTAAGAACTAATGCCTTTAACTCTTCAGGATAGGATTCGGGAAGATATACTATTACCTGTGAGGTCGTGATTTGTCCCTGAGATGATTCTGTTGTGGTATCATCAAATGTACCGGTACCGGGTTGGATATCCAGATCCTCAAATGGAAGATCTTCCTTCAATTTATATTTCATACTCTTGATGATCATAATTCAGGTATTAAAGTTTGTAATTTGTCTGAAAACCCTGCAATTTGTCCCCTCAAAAGGGACAAATCAGTGAAAAATATTTTAGTACGCTAATAGCCAAGTGCTTTAGTGCTTTCATGTAACCATTTAGTCACTTTTTGCCTCCTCCGGTAGTCATCTTTCTTCAACATTTCGTATTTATCTTCACCATAGATGAGATCTGAGTACATAGAAATTACTTTCTTGCGGTCCATATTCAGATCATTACAACCGGTGTTGACTGCCAGACGAAAATCCAGATAGCTGCTTGACACGATAAAATCGTTGATAAATAGCATATCCTCTGCAGTGAAATAAGGAAAATGGTTCTGTGTAGTGAAGCTTCCTGATTTTGGCAGTGTTATTTCTACCTGGTGGCCTTCATGTGCAGTATGAATAGGTGTCTCAGAATAACGGATCCTTGAAAAAATGTATTTTCCCAGGGCTTCTGTTCTGACAATTGGAATAGGACCTTGTTTTGTGTCGAATATGAACCGGAGATAGTTTTCAAGGTAAGATTTTCTGAGTGATAATTTTACGGTAGTATTTTCGGTGGCCATAAGTGATTTTCAGCAAAATTACAATTGTAAACAGATGTTAAAAAATTAAAATGTTATAAAGTATGGACATGTCGACTTTATTTGGTAAAAAAAGTAGCCCCCTATCAGGGCTGGGGAATTTATAAAAATATTTTTTAAATTGGTTTATATTTTACTGTAGATCAATGTATTATAGCGGTTACAAGTTGGTTACAAATTAGATTTTCACTTATAACCCTCTAATTATCAAAGGTTACAAATTAGGTTTTTTGGTTACAACTTGTAACCGGTTGTAACTTTCCCTCTTTTTGGCTCTTTTTTTCATGAGTAAAAAGTTACAAGTTTTAAAAGTTACAAATTCATTTTAAACTTGTAACTTATTTGTAACCTTGTATTTTATTGTTTTTCAATAGAATATATATAAAAGTTACAAGTTACAAGTTTTTTCACTAGCCAAGGGGTTGGGGGTTTTTTGGCAAAAGAGCCGAACTTCAAAAAAGGGGGAAAAGGTGTTGTGTTATAAAGTTCCGTCCGCTATCGCTTCCGGTTCTTTAAGGGCATCAAAAAAGCCTCACGGCTTTACTGTGGGGCTTTAAAATAGAGATTGTAATTTATGTATTAAGTAATCTTTTTACCGTATTTAAGCTCATATATGAGACTTGCAGCACTATCCTTATCTGTATGCGATTTACCATATGAACAGAATGTCTTGATACCAGAATCAGAATCGAAAGCTGAAATAACTATCTCTGTATATCCAAACTCTCTTGCAATATCTTTTGCCACTGATCCAGGGATTAATTCGTGCTTTGTATTGGATATCTTTCGAAGTAATAAGTGACCTAAATTAACTTGTTTGAATTCATTCATGGTTAATTTATCCGTGACATTTGGCTTATACCATTCATATTCCGGTTTAAGATATTGAGAACATTTATATAGTTGTGAATGAGAAAACCTGCTACATCCTTTTGTTTTACAAGTAATGATTGACAAAGGAAGTCCTTCGTCTGTATCGATTGTTATAATCTCATGGCCATCTGAACATTTGTAGCTATTAATTTTCTTTTTCATTATGGTTTGTCTTTATAATTTCACAAAACTAAGAAATAATGGTTAAAATGGTAAATCTTGAATGATCATTCGTGCCTCTTCCTCAATTTGTTCTACTGTAACCGGAAAATCAGGTTCATGAGAGGATATACGAGTTACAAATTCATATAAATCATTGTAGGAGGGTGAAGTGAAGTTATTATTGATCTTATATCTAAGTTTTGCGAATTCATCATGAGATAAGTGAAGAAATCTGTCATTTCCAAGATCTGATTCACCTTTAACCTCAATATTGAGATTTTCAAGCTCCCAAAATATGGATAGTTCTGTTATTTTCTTTTTTCTGGCCATGGCTTTAATTGGTTAAGAGTTTATGTTCTGATTTGATGTACAAGCAATTCATTTCTTCAAAGCCTTCCAGCTCACGTCTGAGGATGTATTCATCGATGAAGAATGCATAATATAAAAACTGGGTATCATAGACGAGGAATGGCATATTCAGGCGAAGTGTGCCATTCTGAAAGAAGTCCTCTGCAGTGGCCGAGACCATTCCTTCTGGTAGGTTGAAATAGATATACTGCTTTTTGGTTGGACACTGGAATGGAACCTGCTTTTTGTGGGCCAGTACCATATCAAGGCATCCGTTTGAATTGCATGTAGGACATTTAGCTAGGTTCATGACTGGATGGTTTGTTTTGGTTTCCTGGTACGTGGTTTTGATGGCTTTTTGATCGCTTTCTTCTTGTCAATGGCATCATAGTAGGCAATAGTTTTTTGAATGGCTACAAGGCAGAGATTATCAATATATTCGCGTACTATGGAGGGTAGAGAAGATGTCTTCATTGAGATCTGAATGAATTCAACTTTAATAGATTCAGGATTGAGTAGTTTCTTCTCACTCAGATAGTCGTAAGGGCCTTTTTTTAGAGACGCTCCTTTACCCGATTCTCTTAATATTTTTTTACGGTTATCTTCAATCTCTATTAATCTTACTGAAATGAATTTAAGGAATTTATCATCATTGATTAGGTCCTTAACAGTCTCAAACTTTTTGGTTGCTTTCATGGATTGATTTGTGGTTATTAATCGTTGAGGATTCTATAGTGAGTTGGTTCATTGTCCTGGACTGACCAGAAACCTTCCTGAATGGTGTAATGGCCGGCAAAGTATCTTCGTCCTCCCTTTTCATTTTCATTTTTGAATAGAACGAGTTCATTTTTAAGGGGCTTTATAGAAATTAGTATCCAGTCAGTATCGGGTTCTTGCGTTTTTGATTTATAGATTTTAGTTAAAGCATCGGTTCTTAGTAATTCAGATAATCCGATTAATTCAATGTTTGAGTATCCGGTCTGAGTTATATTTAATTTTCCGTTTATCTCAGTTACTGTTAGTATTTTAGTTTCTTTTTCCATGGTAAACTATACTAATTGTTTGATTGAATCATAGGCTGCATTGATTTGCGGAATGTGGTTATCGTAATACTCGTCAAATGATCCTACTTCTACGAATATTTCATCTAATCTATGAGTGATCTGACCCATTAAGTTTATCCACACATCCGGTTTAACAACCTCTTTTGGTTCGTAAAGCATGATTAAGTGTGCATTTGAATTATAGTGATATACCATTGCCACGTAGGCAGTATATTTATTTTCTGCCTGAAGAGTATACTTTGAGCTCATAGCGCCATATTCATAGTTTACAAGTGGAATACATTTTGCATCTTTCACCCATAGACACGGCTCACAACTTTGATAGATATGATGTTTACTGGCTGAGCAGTATGGACACTCTTCGTTTTTACCTATTGAATTACAAATAACTTTTTCCATGGTTTTATTATTAATCGATTGAATATTGAACTGAATAATGATGTGTCTGCAGGAGCTTCAATAACTGGCCTGATTTGATCTTTTCTTCCTCATCGGGAGAGAGCGAAACAGTCTTATGCTGTGTGTTTACGCGAAGTTCTTTCTCACGGAGTCTGTGATGCAGATTATAGCGCTGTTTATCGATCCGGTTGGATTCTATCTTTTCTGATAACTCCTTCTCAATGGCCTGTACTTTAAGATTAAGGGATTTGTCCGTATCAATGAGATTCTTAGCGCGTTTAAGGTTGCTTAAAATCGTGGTATGGGACTTCTTTTTGAAGTAATACTGAATCACCAGGCTTGACCATCCCAAATATCGTTGACACATGAGCATGGCAACGTTTCGGGGAGTTGCTACTTGCTGCCTGGTGGATATACCCATTATCCTTTGAGGAGTAATATTGAATTCCTTAGCAACAATTTTATTGATTTGAATCATAGTTAGCATGTCAGAATGGGGCTTGATCTGGTGAAATGTTATCGAAATCTGTTGATATTGTATTCTGATTAGGTTGATCGTCCTGATTGGTATTGCGTGTAGAAATGTATACGCATTCGGTCGTGGTGCCATCTACCTTGCGCATGATGCGTTGGCTAACGGTATCGGTTTGAAACTGTGCAGGGTTGAATTCATAGTTGTAATAGTCGCAGAAGGCCATGAGGTGTTTCTTGAATTTCTCAATTTTATATTTACCGGCCTGTTCTTTGGTTAGGGAGTGTTCACAGAAATTCTTGAATGCATTTGCCTTAATGATGTAGCTGTTGAAATATCCATTTTCATAAGGTGACACTTCGATACGGGTAGCCGGTTCCTGAGCAATAAAGTAATCACTGGCCCATTTGAAGAATTCTTCCTCGTTACCAAGTCCCTTGGCCATCTCAAGACGTAGTTGACGTTTCTCAAGGTTCATCATTGGAGGCTGGATCTTGAAAAAGCGTTGCTGCAGCTGGATGCAATATGCGATCATGTTATAGAACTTGATCCATTCATCATCGGTGAAGTCGAGATACATTCTGCGACCAAACTTTGTCAGCGGTGACCGGCTTTCACGATAGTCATTGAATTTGCTCTTATCATGATAATAATCACTCACACCACAGTTTAAAAGACGCCTGACTGTTGAGTTATCCATGTTCATGAGCTCAAAGTTTGTGCTGATGAGCATCTTTCCGGAGTCCTTATAGTTAAGGGTGAATGCAGAGTAATTCTTTGGATTGATTTCACGGTTACCGGTGATCTGCGTATAGAAGAATCCAAAATCAGCGAATTGATGCATGTCGTCAATCTCAATGAAGTCATGAAACTCAGTCATACCATCATAAAAGAACTGGTATTTACTCTTATCATTCAGGTCACGGCCACCCTTATAAAAATTAGTGCGTGCAAATCCGATCGCCTTAGAGAGTAGGCTCTTTCCTGATCCACCTGAAGACTTTCCTACCTCACTTATTTTCATGTCCTGCAGGAGCGTTAACCAGGCTTTCCCTTCATCCTTATACTGTGCTGCATGATATCCAAGAACGAACATCAGGTTAGCCAGTGAGAGGTTTTCTTCTTTTTTCTCATCCGGAGTGAGCTCTTTTTCCTGTTCGACTTCTTTACGCCAGTAGAGACGGGAAAGATCTTTAAGAAACTTGGCAAATATGAAGTCATCATTGATGGTTACAGCGTATTTATCGACATCCTTAAATTGAGCTACAGTAGAGTTTATTGCTTCTTTTTCCTCATCTGTTTTGGCTGCTGACTGCTGATCAAGTAAAGCCTGGTACTCCGGTGTGGTGTTTACTTCAATGGCAGGTTTCTCCAGGATGCGAATATCACGATCAATCAGATGTGACATTTCCTTTCCGTTCACCTTAAGATATCCCAGAATATAGTTAGGAATGGCATCGTGACCAACGCGTTCAATCTTATCCTTGGTGACCTTCATGGATCCATTCCGAAAGTGGAGATATTCGGTATATTGATCGTGGTTCTTGAAGTTGAGTTTTATCTCATCAATGCTCTCCACGTTTGACTCTGTGAGTTGGTTTGATGTGTTGATTTTATTGAGTAATTCAATGCCATCCATCATGTTTTTAGACTTGATCCAGTCTTTGGTGAAGCGTTTCATCCGGCGTTTAATCTGTGCCGGTGGGATTAGCTCTACCGTCTTACCGTTGATCAGGCAGTAGCAATACTCATCACCTTTGAAGTACTTTGACTCGATCTGGTAGAAGCCATTTACCTTAAGGAAGAAGTAAAAGAACTCCATGTTTAGATTATAAGTGTAAGCGCCATCCTTTTCAGTCTTGGACCAGAACTTTACTCTCCTGGAATTGCGTTTTAGTACTTTAAAAGTATGCGTGGTTCCATCGGCATCATTACCGCTCAGGTTGATGAAGTCCTTAAGGTCCTTACAAGGGTTGCCTCTGAAATCTTTTTTATATGCCAGCCATTGTGGTAGTTCAATTGAATAAAGAGAAATATGCTTCAGTGCGTTCTTAACGGCCTGATCTCTTCCGGTGGCATCAAGATCCATGATTTGATAATGGTTCTCACACAAGTCATCTAGTAGCTTAAACTGTCGCCAATTGAAGTCTGCAGATTCAGAGTTGAGCCAGTAGACATGAAATCCAATAGAAGCAAGGTTTAGCGCATCTGACTCTCCGCTACAACGAAACAGATCTACAACCCGGGCTTCCTGTTTCTCCTCCGGCAGATGAAGATCTCCGGTCTGCGTATCCACAAACTCATTATCGGCATGCTGGAGTTGCTCAAGACCATAGATATATTCCTTTGGTTTTTCGCCAACATAAAGGAACCGGTTCTTTTTCTCCAGGTCATGAGGTTTATAGAGTTTCTTGAAGTTGCCATAATCAAACAGGAAAATGGGATAATCCTTTGTTGCTGTAAACTTGTGAACCACATCCCGGTTGAGCTTCTTTGAATTGCTGCAGTATTCGTATGATTCTACAGATTTGCAGTGGAAAAGGTCGAGCGTGTCTTCATTGACATATCGACCGATGGAAGCCAGATCGTCTGCTGATGGTTTATCCTTAAATGTGAAATTGTATTGCTTTTTCTTATCATCAGGACCCATCTCACGGAAGGAATAATCCGCAGCGAACTTGGATGCCTGAAACTTTGTTGCTTCAACCTCACGGCCTATAATGACCTGTTCGATGTAGCGAAGGGCATCGTAATAGGGAAGGTTTTCGCGATAAACCACAAAGTCGATCGCTTTCATTCCGTTTACTTTATCCTGGGCTCCAAAGTCAGTGATGCGCCAGTGGTTTCCATGCCAGGTGACGCGTGCTGAAGCTGTTTTCTCATCAGGACGGATCTTGATAAATTTCTTTGGATTTCCAAACTCTTCACCAGGGAAAAAGTGTTGAAATATGGTCAACCCGTGTTCTGTTTCGTCGTAAATTTTCTGCTGATCTATATAGCGCATTATGATAGGTTGTGGCGGTTTTACTTCACTCTCAAGGCTTGACTTTGATCTGGTGTGAGCAGATAATACATTTTTCTAATGTGATTAATGACTATCTTGATATGTCGGCCTTCATCGGAAAAATGGCGTGTATTGAAATTAGGACTAAAACTACATCGAGCAGTAACATACCATATTTTATCCTCGATATGAATATATCCCAGGAGTGCAATCTGTTGGGAGTGAAGTTCACTGAGCTGTTGAACTTCAGGTTCAGTAATTGGACAGATCTGATAATTATTATTGACAGTCATATCGTTATTACTTGGAAGTTTTGTCATTTTGTTTTTTCTTTTTTAGTTTCTTAATGATTTTTATTGCCGGTCTGGCATACAAGTATTTCCTTACATATTGTCCATAGTGGATGGTTATGAAATTATCAATGGCTTGCCAGGTACTTTCTCCTGATGCGCGGCCAACCTCGCTGCTATGGTAGAAAATCTTATAGGTTTTCATGGCCAGTATGTGATCCTTTTAGAGCAATTGCATCAGGTCGCTGTATTATCCTGACTCGTTCAGCACGACGATAAACCTCTTTCATAATGTTATTACGTAATGATATTCTATCCGTTAAGTAAGATTCATAATAATGAAGTTGTGCTTCGGCATAGGTACCAGGTTCAATGGCTTTAATCTTTAATTTGATTGCGCGTATATCCCGGTTGATGGAAGAAAGTAAAACGGATAGTGCTCCGTAAGGGATGATTTGTAATATTATGTTCATGATAATTGGGTGTTAATGGGTTGTGAGGGTTGATTGGCTTGAGCAATGTCATCGAAGCATTCCTTGCAAATAGGATCCTTATCTGGTAAGAGAATTAATTTTTCATTGCAAATTGTACACTTCACGACATGTGTCTGAGTCTCAATAATATTTAATTTGGAGTATTTTCGTTTCATTGTGTATTGGTTTGTTAGGGAGTTGGGATAATAGGATTCGAACCTATAAGTTTCGGAAAGTTCCCTGTCAGGTTACCATTACCTGCATATCCCAGGGTTTGCCCGCTACTTTGCCGGGCTGGTCAGATTGGAAAATCAAATAGTAAATATTCAGGATCCGTTAATCATTTTAGAAAAGTTTACGAACAAAGTGACATATTAATGATCCTGCACTCGTGTGTTATCTACTATGGGGGTCTGATGGGGTTCATGTTGTGATTATTTTACCAAACTTTATTTATGCTTTCACAGATAATGTTTACGTTGGGCCTTGGACCGCTTATAGTGATAATTAATGAATCGGGCCAGATTGTAGCTTTGGTTAATGCAATTATGGTTAATTCCAACTTATTATTACAGCGGATATAGGCATTAAAAAACCTATGACAACTTTGCTCGGAATTGGGAATCTCAATCGTAATTTTGTCGAAATCCTGTGCAATTACTCTTGCTTTTAATGGTTTTTCTGCCATGACTATTCGATTGACTCGTTAAGACTATTGATTGCTTCATCCAGGGAATCAATTGCATTTTCAAGATTATCTATTGCAGTTTGTGAATTCTCTGCCTTTTCAGATCCTTGAAGATTCTCTGGAATATTGTCATGATATTCTTCTTCATCTTCTTTTGTGAACTCAATACGTCCGCTAAGAGCTTCTATATCATTAATGAGCTCTTCGATTTCTTTTCTTCTGCTCTTATTCATGATTGCGTTGTTGTTTTTGAAGTTTTTAACATTGGTAAAAAATGGGAGTAAAAAAGGTGGTCAACATTCCGATTAAAGTGAATATCAGTGCCCTGAAATCAAGTAAGCAGTAAATTTTGTATAGAGTTTTCATTTAATTAGTATTCAGTGATTTTCTGAACTTTTACTTTTAAAGCCATGTGGCCATGAACACTTTTAAGTTCTCCAGGTATAGTTCCGTTTCCGGATAGCGTTACAATCAGATCTGCAGTACCGGCTATCTGGATATAGCGATTTAGTTCATCAACCACACTTCTTATCAATTCAGATACATCTACCTTCAATTTACCTGGTGTAAAATGTTCTAATATTTGACTTTTGTATTCCTCACTACTCAATTCATCTTTAAACCTATTGAGATATTCTTGCTCAATAGATTTATTCAGATTGTCAATAATTGTAGCTGGATTTTGAACCGGTTCACCTGCAGGTGGAGTAGTTAAATTGTCATCTGCGCTATAATTGTTCGTCATACGTTTAATCTGAATTTGTCTACGTTAAGAAACTCAGAACTAAACTTGACCTTTATATACTTAGTTTTACTCATCATTGGTGATTGATTTAAAATTATTCCGTGAGACAGAAGATGTTTAAGCGATCTACAGTTTTAGAGGCTTTCCTTATGGAGAGCCTTTCTCATGTTTTTATACTGATGTAGATGAATTGATGAAATCCTGATCCCAAAGGCTCTTTTGAGCTGCAACTACATCTCTATCGATATCCTTTAGCAGTTTTCCAAGTCTCATTTCTTCTGCCTGCAGGCTGATCAGATCCATGTAATCCTTGTTTTCGTTCAGGATGTCTCTTTTTTCATCTATTCGGGATGACAGCTGTGCTTTTTCCTTCAGCAGGCTTTTACGGTTAAACATGGGTTCATACATGAAATCAAAGATCAAAGTCTGGTATTGAATAAACTTTGCACGTAACGGAGCGACAATGGTATTGGCATTGATGATCTGAATCCATCTCAGGAAGCCTGTTTTAGAAAGCAAAATCCTTCCGTTTTCATCAATTTCCCCTAAATCTGGTGTGTTTTTTCCTACCAGTTTACTTGAAAAAGGCTCTTTTTTGACTAAATCTGTATGGTTTTTTCCGTACAGATTGCCAGAAATAATCCCTTTTTTGTCTGGTTTTTGCAAATCTGTATGGTTTTTTATCCACAGTTTTCCGAGAATTGGATCCTTTTGAATCTTTTCGTACTGATTTTGTACATGTAACTGGAATAGTTCACAGACAGGTTTAACCCAAATTAAATCATGTTCATAATTGATCGTCTGTTCAAACATTATTCTTGATAAAGCTTCCATGGTTGTTATGTTTTATGTTGATTTATTATGAATTGAATAAGTAATCTGTCTCATCTCCTTTTCTTACCCTTGCCTGTGCTGTTTTCAATGTCCTAGTCCTGATAACCGGAACCTTTGAGATCTCTGCAGAAATAGTAAGCAGGACGAAGAATATTGCAACAAAGGATTTTGAAAGTGGCGACAAGTCATAGGATATATTGAACGACTTGCAAAACCACCAGGCGCTTAACTCATTCGATTTGGTACATTCAGTCTTTTTGTAAATGGATTGAATGTGCTTATCGACCGTTTTTCTACTTACAAAAAGTTTATCGGCCACCTCCTTTTGTGAAGCTCCCCAAGCTATTCTTTCGGCTACTCTTGTTTCACATCGTGTGAGTTTTGCTGCAGGGTTCATTCCTCTATATTATTATCCCAGATGTCTGTAATCCCATGTGAACTAAAAATGAGTTTTATGGCTTTGACTTCCTCATAATCCGGAATCACTTTACCATTTACCCGATCACCGAACGAAGTCCGGCTATATACTTTCAGCGCCACCATCAGTTGCGCTCTTATCTTTTTAGCATCTCCCTTTGTCACCTGGAGCCAACCCTTCTTGAAACTGTATTTGTTCGATGTATTCATATTCTTTTGATTGTTAATAAAAAATCAGGTGTTTTCCTTATGATTTAACTTTTATTTTGCCTTACATTTGTTCGGTTCTACCTTACATATGTAAGTTTAAAACTTACCTTGCAAATATAGAGTGATACTCGACAATAAGCAAGTGATTTCGATTAATAATCTAATTATTTTATAAAATAATTTTATATGTCTGTCAAAGAGCGCATTGTAGAATTCACAAAGCACATAAATATGAGTATATCTGCCTTTGAAAAGCAATGTGGCCTATCTAATGGATATTTTGGAAAAGTAAATGATATTAGTGACAAAAAATTAGAGAGTATTACTCGAATATATCCTGAGTTAAATCCAGTTTGGCTGAAGATGGGAATAGGCGAAATGATTAAACAAGACATTGAAATAGACGAAAGAGAAAAATTTAAACTGAATCATATAAATCCAGAAGAAACAGCCAACACTATCCCATTACTACCGATATCCGCTTTTGCCGGAAAACTAAACGATTTCAAAGTGTCTATAAAAGAATCTGATTGTGAAAGAATTATTTCGCCAATCAAGAATGCTGATTTTGCCTTGACTGTCTATGGAGATTCAATGCAACCGGAATACCAGTCCGGATCACAAATCCTGGTAAAGAAAATAGATGAAACTGCCTTTATCGATTGGGGAAAAGTGTATGTGATTGATACCTTAAATGGTACACTGATCAAAAAGATAATCCCTTCATCAAAAGAAGGATATATCAGATGTTTATCAATTAATCCAGAATATCCACCGGTTGAAGTCCCTCTTACAAGTGTTTTTGGAATTTACAGAGTAATGTTATGTATGTCAATGAAATAA